ACCAATATATCTAACCACTAATGGAAAATACTTTGGATTCCGCATTTCAGAAGCAGACTGTCTAGGCCTAGTTTTATATCCGGCTTCGTATGCACACTCTGCTGGAGACATACGGCCTTCATTATAAACCACTAATTCTGCAAACTTTCGTTGTTTATCTGTGAGTTTTTTATCTTGTGTCATACTTGTAATTTAGTACAAGATGTAGTAGTTAGCAAGTAGGAATTCCGGTGAAACCAGAGTCTAAATTTTGGAAATTAATTAAGAAAAATACACCTAAAATCCAGTGGACAAGACTGGAATCTTGGGCATCCTTTGGCGTGCCAGATCTGGTTGGTTATCACGATTCTTGTGGTTTTTTTATGGTTGAACTCAAAGTCACAAAGACTAAAAAAGTACACTTCTCGCCCCATCAAAGAATGTTTCATCTGACCAGAACACAACGTAACTTTATCCTGCTCCGAGACGCCTCTCTCGGAGTCATAAAACTTTATGAGTCTTCCGCGATCCCCGGTCTACTGACCGATCATCGTGAAACACCTTCCCTCGCAATTGATGATTGGGACCACATTCAACGCTTGTTGATTCGTGAACCGCTTGATGCTTGATCGCTTGCGGGCCCACCCTCCCGCTTGACCGCTTGAGTGCTTGTGTCTCTTGGATTATTAGAAGGACCATAACCCTGAGAGCTCCGGGTCACATCCCCTCCGGACGTTTTTACGATGCAATCGCTCTCAGGGTCTCGGCGGCTCGCGTTGAGCGGCCCCTTAAGTGGGGCGTCTCCTGTACCGATTACTGCAGGGTCTCCCGCTGCAGCCCTAATCCCAGAATATCCCACCTGTGACTTGGAGTCAACAATTTTATTTTTACGTTTTGAGCTTGTTGGCTCGGGGCCCACCCGCCCGTTGCCTGACGACTCAAGGCTTGTAGCCTGTTGCCTGTTAGCTCTTAGCTCTTTATAATATTTTGGATGCTTGAATACAAAAGACATTAGTCTACAAATAAACAAACTATTAAAATTATATTTAATATCATTATTTCCATTAGTGTTCCCCATAACAAATATTTTTTACTGTCTTATCCCAGCAGGCCCTGCAGTCCGCGCAGCTGTTGCCCTGGTCCGGTGCCGGGCATGTCCTGTCTTCAGGCTTCGTTGACACAGTCGACGTATGCGGCCAGCTCGCAGGCGCTGCCTGATCAACCATAGGCGCGCTGAATCTTATTATTAAATTTTCCGGACACTCGTTCAAGTAGTCCTTCGTCCACGCTTCGCGCGTGGGCATCCAGTGACGAATCTCAGGCGTTAACCTGCAAACCTCAAAAATTTTCTGTAAGTGTTCCGGGTTCTGTACGTCGCCTGAATCATGCCATCTAAAATATTTAACTTTTTTTGAATTGATTTGAATGGCCATAGCTCGCGCCCATTGTGGATGCTTGAGCGCTGTCAGTCTTTTGTATTGCGCGTCTTTAACATTTTGGAATCTATACCGCCCGCGCTCGTACGCGTAACAATTAAAACAGACTGAGCCAGGAACGCCGCGCAGCTTCGTCCCGGTCTTGCATTCGTGTGCTGGTGTACTATACGCCCAGCCGGGCATCTTGCCAGGCTTACTCAATGTGTGTGTGATTTTTTCTGCTTCTTTAATTTTCATATCTCTTCACCTTCCTATAATATCCCATCTTAACAGGCCCCCGGCTCGCTGTCAATCAAAAAATTTTGCTTGTCTGCTTGTGCCCTCAGGGCCCACCCTTTTATATAATCTAAAAAAGGCTTGAGCGCTTGCACGCTCGAGCCCTTTAGAAAAGATAAAGACCAGCGGGCCAATGCTGCACAGCAGGCCCAACCGATCCGGGGACCTGCTGTTATCCTACAGTACCAGGCCCCCGGATCAGCACTAGTCTCCCAGTGCAGTTTTAACCAACTCACCGTTGGTGGCCCTGTTAAGAGCCTCCAGGTATTCTGTTGTTGATAGTCCAATCTCATCCAGTAAGAAATGCATCTTATCGGACTGTAGACCAGGAAATTCTACTAAGTACTTTACAGCCTTATCAATTATTACATGACGCTTCGCGCCGCCTGGCTGGTACTCAGGTTTAAACTCTTTTTTTGCCATATTTATCCTTTCTGTTGATCCCACAATATCCCAGCTTGAGATCAATTGCAATGCGCAAAACGTCGCATGTTGCTTGAGACCCTTGGGCCCTCCCGCCCGAGAGCTTGTGAACTTTGGGCCCTCCCACCCTAAAAAAAACAAAAATTTTAATTTAGAATAATTCTAAATTAGAAACGAGGAACACTAGCTTGTCTTAAATAATCTACGATTATTTAAGACAAGCTTATGAAAAAAAAATTTGCTTTTTTAAAACAAATCAAATAAATTCCCATACATAACAGAAAGGATAACTTATGGAAAAAAAGAAAATAACACTTAACGCAGAAAAGCGAAAAGTGGTTGCAGATCAATTTCAATCTTTTTATGAAGATAAGGTAAAAGATAAATTGATTGATGCAAAAAAACAATATGATCTTATGCGTGAAAAAGCAAAAGAACAGATTGAAAAAGTTGTAAGACATCATCAACCACAAGAGGACATAGATACGATTAGATCAATGATTAAAAAATATAATCGTGCAGGTGGTGAGTTGTATGAAGATAATTGTTTTTATATTCAAAGACCTACTATGGAAATTGATAGCGAGGGTCGAGAATATCAAATCGATAATGAAATCAATGTAAGATTTGACATGGGTCGAAACTTTGCAAGAGCATATTATCGAGATGAGATGAAAGCAAAAGGTCTTAATCCCGATTATCATTTATCAATTAATGATGATTATTCAAAAAGAAATCCAAAATATTATGCTGATGAGAGTGCGTGTAATAAATATTTGGGTTTTAGTACATCTTCAAATGATGATAAATCTATAACTACACCTAGATCAAAGTGGGATAATGATTTTAAACTTTGGGTCATTGGTAGTTCTTATTGTCACTCACGAAATTTTAAAGTTGATGAAAACACTTTAGAATTTTTTAAGATGTATAATAGTAGTGCTGACAATGTAATTAAAGAACATTTAGAAATGTATAGTTATGTTGAGGGCAAAATGAAAACTTTAAGATTAGGTTTAAAATCTTATCGTACTTTCGATCAAGCGAAAGCGTTAGCCGATAAAGTTGGTGTTGTTTTAAATGAAACAATGATGAATGAAAGTTCTAGTTTAGCTTTATCAATTTATAGTCCAGAAAATTTAGCGAGTCTTTTGGAAGATAAAAAGGTTATGACTAGAGATGAAAAGATTGCTTTTGCAAGACAACAAATGCAACAACAATCTTATAATTAAGATTGTTTTTTGTGTGGGATAATATAATATCCCACACATACAAAAAGAAAGGATAATATGAAACTAGAAATAAATGATAAATTCACAATCGGTTATTTTGCTAAAAAGCATAATAAAAGAATATTCCGAAAGGGTGTTTGGAATGAATTGTGCCGAGAGTGGAAAAGTAAAAAAGGAGATAAACTTTTTACTTATTACGACATAACCGACCCAACAAATCAAGGTTATAGAACAGCGAAAGGACAATATACTTTGATTGCAGTAGGGGGCAACAATGAGTGAGTATAATTGGTGTCATAATGATAAATGCCATACTTATAAAACTACTGATAGGATAAGAGGTGTCAAAGGTAGTAAGGTATTAAGAACCAGAAAAATAAGAGTTCAAGACTTATCTAAATGGTATTATTCGCAAGGGTGGGAAAATCATTTTTGTAGAGTTGCGTGTTTTTTTGATTTTGTAAAAAAACATTTTACAGATATCGTTGCTCTTGCCCCTGTCCACGAACCGAGTGAAACACCAATAGATGTTAAAGTCGAGAGCCGAGATACTTACAGATATAAATGGAATAGTGGGGAATATGAACGAGTACCACACGTTGAAAAAATAAAAACAATAGTTCCAATAAATAATAATTAAATAATAAACACTACATATTGTGTAGGGGTGTCAACCCCTACACAAAATAGGCTTGTTTCCTACGGGCCCACCCACCCGGTTTTACATAGGGGTCCCAAACGTTTGACCTTTACTGTTTGATTT